TCGATGAGGCCGGCGGTCGCTTGCGGCGGCGTTTCGGACGCGGCGAAGGTGATGCCCTCGCCGGCCGCGGTGTTGAGGTGATGGACGGCATTGTCCAGGCGCTCAGTCTTGGGCCAGGTCTTGTAGGCCCTCTTGATGACCGTCTTCTTGACCATCTCGGTTTCGTCGGTCACCCACGGGCATTTCTTGCTCTTGTCCTTCATGTAGCCCTGCCATGCATCGGAGCGTTCGCGAATGTCCCATACCTCGCTGGCCGTCATCGTCGTGGTGAGGTAATCGCCATCGCGGGTTTTGACCACGACGTACACGCCGACAATTTCGCCGCGATCCTTGGCGAATGGGTTGCGTTTGTGGGTCGGCGGCTGGTCGTACCCGTTTATGGTGAACTCGAACGGCGCCACAAGGTCGGCGGCATAGACGATTTCCGCCTGCCCCCAGAGGATCGAGCCCGACTGAATCGCGATGTCCAGCAGGCCCATGTAGCTGATGACCAGCGTAATGCCGCCCTTGCGTGGCACAAGGTATGCCTGTTTGCGCGCCGGGTTCAGGCTCACCCCCATGGCCGCGATGTTGGTGACGGCATCGCGGACGCTCTGCGGATTTTCCTTCGCGATCTTGAGGCAGTAGTTGCTGTTCGTGATGATCTGAATGGCGAACTCAGCCTCGCGCGCAAACACGATGCTTTTGTCCGTGTTGATCCGCTCGAAAGCCGGCTCCAGGTCGAGAATCGACTTCTCGATAAGCTGAATGTCGTTCATGGGTTGTCGCCCTCGTTGTGTTGTTGATGCAAGCCCTGCGAGGGGCTGTTTCTTCAGGCTGTGCGGGCCGCGATCCACTCGCGCGCCATGGCGAGATTTTCCGGGGTCGGCGCGAGGTCGCGATACCGCCGTCCAGACACGTAGAGCCAAAGTTTCCGAACTCCGCGCGTGTGAGTGACAATGCGAAAAGAGCGCGCACCAGAAGGCGTGAAGTCGGCGTCGGTCTTGATGTGGATAGTCAGCATGATGTTCTCCGGTTGCTTACTGCTTCAGTGAACGAAGTATCGGACACCCGAGACTGCCCGTCAAGCGAAATCAGTGCCCGACAAGGAAAACGACAAGCCGATGCCAGAAGCCCGGCCAGCCCATGCGGCTCACGGGCATGTCAGGCCAGCGCTCGGAGAGCGTGCGCGGGGCGCGCCCGGTGAAGGCTGAAGATCGGTTGCGATAGTTGTGATCGATCATGCGTGGTGCCTCACTGAATCGACGGCGAACCAGACCAGCACTGCGGCGCAGATGATGGCGCTGACTGCCGACAGGATGACCGGCCACAGGCTCACGGGGTGAGCCATGTAGACCGGGCGGAAGGTGCGCGAGTGGTCGGGCGGGATGGCGTTCGCGGCCTCCACGTCATCCGGGAACGGCAAGGGCTGGCCCGTGTCGCTGTTGCGCCAGAAGTTCTCACCGCGGCGCTCGATCAGGGGTTGAGTGTTCATTTGTTGACTCCGAGGTCGAGGACGAAAAAAGCGGCAACCGCCGGTCGCTCGCCGATGATGACCTGGTCATGCAGCGGCGGTTGTGCGGCCAGCAGCGAAGCCTCTGCCAGCGCCAGCGCGGTTTCCAGGTCGCGTGCGATTTGGGTGATGTAGTGGCCTGCGTCCGCGCGCTTTGCCAAAAAGGCGTTGAGCTTGTCGCTGGCGTCCTGGGCGGCGCGAAGCTGGAGTGAGACGCGGCCCAGTGCGGTGGTTGCGGTCATGGTGTCCTTTCCGTTGGTGCCCAAGTACCGGACACCCGATACACATTGTCAACAGGAATTGCGGCGAAAACACGCAATACTTCGGTTGACCGATAGTGTCGGACGTGCGACACTCGTGGCATGAACATGGATCAAGCACTCACAAAGTACATGACGGTACGGGCGCTCGCGCGGGCTTTGAACATGCGCGAGAACACCGTCTCAGAATGGAAAACGCTCGGCATTCCGCACCCTCAACAGGTCAAGCTCGAATCCATCACGGGTGGCGAGCTTCGCGCCGACGATGAGGCGTGGAGCCCCGCCGAGCCTCGCTTCATGACGGAACGCTTCATGAATGGCCGTCACAAGCCCATGCCCATCCGGGCTAAAGAAAGTCTCGAATGAAGCCGGAAGTCATCGCAGCCCTGAAGTACCTGGAAAGCCCGTCGCCTGACCTGGACGATGCGGCAAACGCAGCCGACGCCGAACGGGTCGCAATCATTCGGCGCGCACTGGAACAGGCCGACCTCGCGATTCTTGGACTCGTGCGCTCGCTCAGCGCTGTAACCGATTTCGGCGGTGTCAACATCGATACCGTGCACCACTCGCAAAAAGATCGCGACTATGTGCACTTCATAGGCGTCTAGCCCTTGACGGAGAAGCACCATGCACCCGATGCAATTCCTCACTGAAGCGCAAATCGCGGAGATTGCGGCCGAACAGTTCGCGAGCGAAATCCGCGGGCAGGCCGAATCGCTCAGGGTGGCAGCACGGGCGCTTGGTTTTCGCTTGAACATCATCACGGCGGCCGACGCATTCGAGTGCGTGACCGTGCAACCCATCCGCGAACTCGCGGTTCACTGAGAGAGACAACATGGGAAGATCGTCTAAAGACGTGTGGGATGCTGATGGCAGCACGAACCTGCTGTCGTTCGCGCCCGAAAAGCTCAAGATCGTCACCGATCCCGCGCACCCGCTTTTCGATGAGCGGATCAACCTGCCCATTGACGAAATGATGGTGCGCAACATCCAGGCGTTCGGCGTACTGGAACCTGTCATCGTCACGCGCGACCTGGAGACGGGCGATGTCCTGGTGGTCGATGGTCGGCAGCGCGTCCGTCACGCCTTGGTGGCAAATGAGCGCCTGGAGAGGGCCGGTCTGCCTACGCTGCTGGTGCCCGCCAGCACGCGCAAGGGCGACGATTCGGCCACGCTCATGGGCATCATGGTGGCAACCAACGAAGTCCGCCAGGCCGATCCGCCGATGGTGCGTGCCGCCAAGATGCAGCGGCTCAAGAACCTGGGCCGCGATGACGAACAGGTCGCGCTCGCGTTCGGCGTCAACAAGCTGACCGTCCAGAATACGCTGGCGCTGCTGGAGTGCTCCAAGGCTGTCCGTGATGCCGTCGAGAGCGGCCAAATCGGCGTCACCGAAGCTCGCGTGCTGTCCAAGCTGAAGCCGACCGAACAGTCTGCCAAGGTGCGCGAACTGATCGAGGCGACGGCCGGCAAGACCGGGCACGCCAAAGCGAAGGCCAAGCGAGCCATTGTGCAGGCTGACGCGCGCCCGCGGCTCAAGACCCGCAAGGAAATCGAGTCCGACTATGTGCTTCAGTCGAGCGCCAAGGAAACGGGCTATCGCGACGGCTACCTTGCGGCGCTTGCCTGGGTGCTAGGCGGCGCGCCTGACCAGCCGCAGGTCGATGACAGGACGGCTCGCTGTTCGACGAGAGCCCCGCCTAAACTCCGTGACGAAGCCGATTCCGGTCACCGCCGAGTCGCTGCGGGCCGGCACTGAGCCCGCATGGCAATGGTACGGTGCCGACGATGCCCTGGGCGAGTGCTGGTGCGCCACGAGCGGCCCGCGCTGCCGCTTTGGCTACTCGCGGATTGATCTGCGCATTGCCGGCCTGGGAGGCAAGCAGAAGCGCCTGAGCGCCCACATTCTGGCCTTCCTGCTGGACCACCTGGGGCCGATGGAGCGCGACGACCTGTATCTGGCCTACCTGGAGCTTCGCGCCAGCGGCCTACAGGTCGAGCATCGGTGCGAGTCCACGGGTTGCCGTCGCCCGGGTCACTTGGAACTGCTGACGCAATCCGAGAACATCCGCGCAAGCAAAGAGCGTTCCTACCAGCGCAGCCTGACGCGCGCACCCGTCGAAAACTACGAACCCGACCCGTCCGAGATCGAATTCTGACTTCCTCCCTCCCGGCCTCACGCCGGTTCGCCCGCTCGCGTTCGCGCCAGCGGGCTTTTTCCTGCCTGCCGGGTGTCTATGTGTGCCGCCGAACGGAAAACCCCACTCATCCAATGCAAAAGATTCTGGACGTTTCTGCTGGTCAGGGGTTGACGTGCCCGGTATCGTTCAACACAATTCAAACATTGCAATGTTGAAAGTGTTGAATGTTCGGGAAGGTTTTTCAGCAGATGTACGACGGCACGCTCGGGACGGCCGGCCCCTGGGAGGCGATCGTCACGTTCCAGCAAATGATCGTCTTGGCCGACAAAAATGGCGAGGTTGACTTGACGATCCCAGCCCTTGCGCGCCGCACGACAATTCCCCTTCCGATCATTGAGAAGGGGATCGACGCGCTCATGAAGCCCGATCCCTACAGTCGGACTCCAGGCGAAGACGGGCGCCGCATCGTTCCTTTGGACGACCACCGCCCGTGGGGGTGGAGGATCGTGAACTACCTCAAGTATCGCGACATCAAATCCGAAGATGAGCGCCGCCAGTACCACAGGAGCTACTACCACACCGTAAGAAAGTTGAAAAATGTTGAGAATGTTGAATCTCAACAGAATTCAACGCTTTCAAACCATACAGATACAGATACAGAGGTAGAAGCAAAGGCAGAGGAAAAGAAAGAGAAGAGAGAGCGTTCGCCTGCTGGCTCTCGCCTTCCTGCCGACTGGGTTTGCCCAAGTGAATGGCTCGACTACTGCCGATCAAAGCGCCCTGATCTTGATGCGAATGAGGTCGCGTGCAGCTTCGCCGACTTCTGGAAGGCCAAGGCCGGCGCTGCCGCGCGCAAGGTCGATTGGCAGGCGACGTGGCGAACCTGGGTTCGCAATGAGTCTGTTCGCCCCTCTCGGGGCAGATCGGCGCCTTCTGAATCGTTCCGCGAGCGCGACGACCGCCTAGCCGCTGAACGGGTTTACGAAATGACAGGCGGCAACCTGGGCCGCGCGCCCGCCGCAAAGACGAACCAACCCACACAGGAGATTTTTGATGTCACTCCCCGCCGCCTGGATCGATAAGATTTTCACGAAGCTCACGCTCACCTACGGGGACGAGTTCATGCGCCGCTATGGTTCCATGCCGGCCACTGACGTCAAAAGCAACTGGGCACACGAACTCGGCGGCTTCGAGAAGATGCCCGAAGCCATCGGCTACGCGCTGCAATACCTGCCGGCCGACCGCGCGCCGACCGTCCTGCAATTCCGCGATCTGTGCCGGCAGGCACCGCGGGCGAACGAACTGATGCTCGCGCCGCCAAAGACCGACGTCGTGAGCCCCGAAGTCATCGCGGCTACGCGCGCCAGCTTCAAGCCGGTGCGGAACACTGGGAACAAGGACTGGGCGCACGCGCTCAAGGCTCGGGAGGAAAGCGGCGAGCGCCTGACGCTGGAGCAGCGAGAAATGTGGCGCGGAGCCCTGAGCGAAGATCAGCCCGCGAGCGTCTGACCATGCCGCGCCTTACCGCCGCCGAACGCGAGCACCTGTCCCGGTGCCGATACCCTGGTTGCACGGCCCGCTGGGTCACCAGCTTCAGCGCGATAGGGCCGGTCTGCATGCGCCACGCGCCTGGCGCGCGCCCTGCGCCTCTGAAGGCACCAACAACCGCCCCGGCCAAGCCGTGGAGCGATACCGAAAAGGACTGAGGAAAGGCAAAATGCGACCGCAAGAAACCTGCTGTGGCGGAGCTGGTGGCATGCCTCATGAAAGCCCCGCGCACGAAGTCGGACATCTTGGGCATGATCGAAATGAGCGAGCCGACATTGCGCGCCTGGATGATCGTGCTGCACGAGGCTGGCGTGATCCGCAAGAAGGGCTTGCGCATGCCGCCGCCGGGCACTTCCGGGGCTGGGTCGATGGAATACGAATGGCAGCGATACCCGTTTGAGCTTGAGGACATGGAGCCATGAAATACGACGGCGTTCGGCCTCGCGTGGTGCTGCTGGACGGCACCGTCACCGACACCTGGTCGGAAGGCTGGAAGCTGGAATGCATGGCGCGCAATGAGCACGTCAAGCGCGTGATGGGCATGCTTGGCAAGGCGAACCGCGGCCGGCGTGAAGCGTACTACGTGAGCGTCGGGCAGCTTGAGGGCGCGGAAGCAGAGAAGCGCTTGCGCGAGGCCGTGGCGCGCGTATGGGAGGCAGAGCGCAAGCGCATGGGGTCTCAAAATGAAAAGTCTTGACGGCAAGAAATTTGGTCGACTGACGATTTGTGGTGACGCCGGTTTTTATATCCAGCCGTGCGGGAAGCGCTACAGGCTTGTCAAATGCGTTTGTGACTGCGGCACCAAGAAGGTAATCCTCGCGCAGTCAGTCTGTAACGGGCGCACAACGTCTTGCGGGTGTGCCTTCTCGGACATGCAGAGGGATCGTCAAAAGTCGGCTGCATATTGGCGCGCGAAGCATGGCGGGGCGTACAGTTCGTGGGCTCAGATGAGGTCTCGATGCTCCGACCCAAACGCAAACGGGTATCTGAGGTACGGAGGGCGTGGAATCACGGTTTGCGAGAGGTGGTCAGACTTCGGATTGTTCCTGGCGGACATGGGGGAACGACCGGTTGGTCATTCGATAGATCGCATTGATTCAGACGGAAACTATGAGCCGGGCAACTGTCGCTTGGCCACGCGATCCGAGCAGGCTAGAAACAAAAGAAACACTATTCGATTCGAAATCGACGGCGAGTCTTTGATTCTCACCGACTGGGCAAGAAAATTCGGGCTGAAGCCGGGAACCGTCAGCATTCTCATGTACCGCGGCTGGAGTCTTCTTCAGGCGCTAGGGATCGAGCCGCGTGTCAGATAGAAAAATATTTGTGCTGGCGCACGCTGTTGCGCGCCAGCGCGCATCCGAGGCCGTCAGGTCTGCACCAGACGGGTACGCAGTGACGATTAGCGCGCCGTCTCGAACGCAATTGGCGAACGCAAAGTTTCACGCCTGCTGCGGCGACATCGCAAAGAGCGGATTGCACTGGGCCGGCAAGCCGCGCACACTGCTGCAGTGGAAGAATTTGCTGGTGTCGGGACACGCCTTCGCAACCAAGGAAGAACACGACATCGTTCCGGGCCTGGAAGGCGAGTTAGTGAACCTGCGCGAATCGACCGCGCTCATGAGCGTTCGGCGCACAGCCAGCCTGATCGAATACACGCTCGCCTTCATGGCGATGAATAGCATCGAATCCAGTGAGGTGGCGCAATGATGACCGTCCGAGACTTCGAGAACGCTCGCGTGGCTGTCGCCCTCCTGCGCGCGCATGACATCCTGCCGTGGTGGGCGTTCTTTCGGCGCCGCAAGCTGATCCGGCGCGCGCAGGCGATTGCCCGCGAGATGCGCGCTCGGGAAATCGGATGACCTGGAACAAAGCCGAGCGCCGGCCGCAGAAGGTCATGGAGGGCGCCATTACGCCGCGCACGCCAGCGCCGTCCATCGGCCTGGCCGAAGCCATCGCGCATCACCCGGACGCATTCCGCGCATCGCCGAGTGCACGAGTTCCGGCATCGCTGCACGCGGTAGAGGCGCGCGGCCGGCGCATTCGCGAGAGCGCGCGCGGCAAGCCCTGTCAGGTGCGCTACGTCGGCATTTGCTCGCACGATCCCACCAAGACCATCTGGTCGCACGCTCGCTGGGGCGCGCGCCTGGGCGAAGGTGGCCGCGGCATGGGCACCAAGGCCGATGACCTGATGGGGGCCTATGCCTGTACCTCCTGCGATGCCGCCTTCGACCAGATGACCGGGGTGGGCGGCATGACGCGCGATGAACTGGACATCGATTGGATGCTGGGCCACCTGCGCAGCCTGGGAATCCTTCAGCGCGACGGCATTTTGTAAAGACCGCTTGACCTGTACTATCGGATCACCGATACTGCAATCACTGAGCGCGAAGGGGCTGCTGGACTGAAAAGCGAGATAGGCCAGCAGAGAACTCGCCGACCTAACTAGCGTCAGTGACACCCCGGAGAGACGGGGCCTTCAAGTCTGGGGCTCTAGACGGCGAACGCTGCTAAGCACCCAACGTAGGCGCCTAAGTGCTGAGCAGCCAGCAGCGAGACGAAATCCCCTATCGGGATGGGTTCCAGACTTGAGGGTGAGTCTTCCGGACGTGGGACGCCGGGCACCAGCGAAAGCTGAATGGCGCGGGTGGTTCGACTCCACCAGGACTCACCCCCTTCAAACGAGAGAGACAACGATGACAACCTACCGAGTAGCAGACCTGACCGGCGCCCTGCTGGACGCCGCCGTCGCTGAATGCGGCGAGTGGAAGACCGCGCACGAGCACTACCCCACGCTGACGCTCGACCCGACGTTTTCGGGGTGGTTTCTGAGGGAGGATGACGGCAAGTCTTACTGCATGCTGCGCCCGAACAACCCGATGCGCCAAGACCCGCAGTACTACTCGCCATCGACTGTTTGGGCCATTGGTGGGCCAATCATCGAGCGGGAGTGGATTGCGCTTCACCAGGGCGCCCCGGCGGAGCGGATCGATGGGCGATGGATTCGCACAACCGTGGAATGGTTTTCCGGCGTTGATGCCGAAACGGAATGGGAGGGGCTTATCCCGTGTGAGAAATCAAAGCCCATAGTTACCGGCCAGACGCCCCTCATCGCCGCCATGCGCGCCTACGTCGCCAGCCGGTTTGGCGAAACCATCGAGTTGCCATGAACCTCCGCCAGCACAAGCGCCGGGCCGCGGCCGGGATGGCCGCGCGAGCAATCCGCGCAAGCCGGAGCCGCTGGCATCATCGTCGCCATGAATATCACCCAGTGCTTACGTGGTGCTTCATCGGCGGGACGGCACCTCACGCTCGACGAGGGATTGTCTGCCTGGATCGCTGGGAGTGGATCATTCCGGTGTCGAATCTGACGCCAACTGAGCATGCGGGTTCGATTCCCGCTCGTTGACCGAGACCCTGGTGGGCGAGAGACTGGTTCGAATCCAGTCCGAGGCGAAAGCCGGAAGCGTTTCCCCCGCAGGATCGGGGAGGTCAAGATCATGGCGCATGCCGCCGCTCGGCCATAGAATCCCCTCATGGGCCGACCAAGCAAACTATCCGACAAGCAGTGGGACGAGGTGATCCGCAGGCACCTCGCGGGCGAGAGCATCAATAAGCTGTCAGCCGAGTTCCAGGTGAGCAGAGCGGCCATGTCGGAAAAGATCAGTGCCCGGGTGGCCGCTGTAAAAGACGTTGCAAATCAAATGGTTAGCTCGGAGCGAGCTTTCAAGGCGATCCCGGTTTCCGACAGGGTGCACGTTATTTCCGTCAGGGATCGGTTATCGGTTCTGGAGGATATTTACCTCCAGACGGCCGACATCGCCGCCAGGAACTCGATGCACATGCATAACCTTGCATCGGAGCAGAAGCAGTTCATTGATGATGCGAACCCGTTCAAGGACGAGCGATCAAAGGATGCCGTCCGCGCTTTCAGGGCGATGACGCAGGCGGGTAATGACGCGATGGTGATCCCTTCCACGCTGCTGAAGGCCAGCCAAGACCGCATGGCCGCCGAGGCTGCCAACGCCGCCCCGGAGCGCAAAGTGATCGTGATCGATGGCCCGGATGGCTGCTGAAACGCGCGTCCAGTTCATCAAGTTCCACGCAGACCAGGCGAGGATCTATCGGGCGATCAAGGGGCAGAAGCGAGCGCGGATCGTCCTGCGGGCGGGGCGGCGCTACGGGAAAACCACTATGCTTGAGGAGATGGCCGCGAACTGGGCCATCAAGGGCGAGCTTGTCGGATGGTTCGCCCCGGATTACAAGCTGCTGCTTCCGTCCTACAAGCGAATCCTGAAGCGGGTCAAAGACCTCGTGATCAGCGCCAGTCGAACGGACGGCATCATTGAGCTTGAGGGCGGCGGGTCGATTGAATTCTGGACGCTGAACAACCCGGACGCCGGCCGCTCGCGCCACTATCACCGGGTCATCATCGACGAGGCCGGCCTAGTCCTCAAGGGCCTGAAAGAGATTTTCCAGCAGGCCATTGAGCCGACTTTGCTGGACACGGGTGGATCGTGCTACGTGGCTGGCACCCCCAAGGGGGCAAGCGAGGAATCGTGGTTCTACCTGATTTGCACCGATCCAAGCCAGGGGTTCACCGAGTTCCACATCCCCACGCACCTGAACCCGCACCTGAACGCCGAGGCGCTGGCTGACCTGCGCGACAAGACCGATCCCGACGTCCACGCCCAGGAATACGAGGCTGTGTTCATCGACTGGCGCGGCAAAGCGTTCTTCGCGCTGGACAAGTGGCTTGACGAGAAAGGCCAAGCCTTCCCGTACCCGAAGAAATGCGACACCGTGTTTGCGGTCATCGATTCGGCGGTCAAGGACGGCCTGGAGCATGACGGCACGGCGGTGACCTTCTACGCGCTGCAGCGTCACCCGCCGCCGGGCCAGCGCAAGCTGACGATCCTGGACTGGGACATCATTCAGATCAAGGGCGCGATCCTGGAGGAATGGCTTCCGACCGTGTACGCCCGGCTGAAGGAACTGGGCGAGGCCACCGGGGCGCGGCAAGGTGCCATGCCGCCATTCATCGAGGACAAGGCATCAGGCACGATCCTGCTTCAGCAGGCGCATAGGCGCGGCTGGCGCGCCGTGCCGATCGATACAGACCTTGTGAGCGCGGGCAAGGATGGTCGCGGCTTCATGGCCTCGGGGCCGCACTTCCGGGGCGAAATCGGGATCAGCGCCTACGCCTACGACAAGACGGTGCGCTACAAGGGCGTCACGAAGAATCACCTGGTGTCCCAGGTCATGGGCTACCGCATCGGCGACCCGGACTCCGCCAAGCGCCCTGACGACCTGTACGACACCTACGTTTACGGCGTCTCGCTGGGTCTGGGTGACGGTGCGGGCCACTAGTGCGAGAATCCACGCATGAGCATGATCACCCTCTCCACGTCGGCCGGCCTGACCTCCGGGTTGATGGACATCCTCTGCGCCGACGAAATCGTGCCGGGTTCGATCCCAGGCTACTCCACCTGCAAGTTGCTTTGGACGTGTCACGTCCTGGGTGGAAAGATCGTCGAGAAGCCCGTGGCACTCGCCATCGGCGAGCCGCGCAAGATCAACGTCCCCGGTGCGCTGGAAGAAGTGCTGGTGAAGGCGTTCACCGACGAGCATGAGGCGATGGGCGTGGACAACCATGTCCGCGACGTGATGCACCTGTCGCGCGCCTACGGTGCCGGCGCCGTGGCCGTGGGTTTGCCCGACGTGCCGACAGACGTGCCAATCGACCTGTTCGCGCAGGCGAGTCGGCCCGACCTGTATTTCAACGTCTACGACCCGCTGAACCTGTCCGGGTCGATCATCACGAACCAGAATCCGAACGCGCCCGACTTCCAGAAGCACGCCCAGGAAATCACGGCTGCGGGTCAGCCCTATCACGCCAGCCGCACGCGCACGGTGTTCCACGGGACGCCGGTCTACCTGGACTATCAGTCGTCGAGTTTCAGCTTCTCGGGCCGGTCGATCTTTCTGCGCGCGCTGTACCCAATGAAGTCGTTCATCAACACCATGATCCAAAACGACATGGTGGCGGCGAAGGCGGGCCTGCTGATCGAGAAGGTGCAGCAAAACGGCAGCATCGTGTCCAACCTCATGGACTTCGCCACCGGCCGCAAGCGCAATCTGCTGAAGGAGGGCGGCAACGGCAACGTCCTGAGCATCGGCCAAAACGACAGCATCGAGTCGCTGAACCTTCAAAACATCGACGGCGCGCTGACCATGGCGCGCGACAACATCATCAGCGACATCGCCGCGGCGACGGACGTGCCGGCCATCCTGATCAAAGACGAGAGCTTCGCCAAGGGGCTGGCGAGCGGTGACCAAGACATGATGGCCGTGGTGCAGACGATCAGCGCCATCCGCACGCAGACGAACCCGCTGTACGAGTTCTTCGACAAGATCACGATGCACCGGGCCTGGAATGCCGACTTTTACGCGGCGCTGCAGACGACCTACCCGGAAGCGCTGGCCGGGAAGGACTACAAAACGTGGTTCTTCGAGACGTGCGCGCTGTTCGAGGCGAAGTGGCCCGACTTGATCAAGGAAGAAGAATCGGTCAAGACGGAGCGCAACGCCAAGAAGCTGGACGCGGTTCAGAAGCTCCTGGCGACCGTGGCGCCGATGCTCGATCCGACCAACAAGGCATCGCTGATCGCGTGGGGAACTGAAGTCATCAACGACATGCCCGAGCTGTTCTCGGCAATGCTGATCATCGATCAGGACGCGCTCGCGGCCTATGAGCCCCCGCAGACCGAGGCTGGCGGATTCGGCGGCGGCGACGACAAGGGCGGCAAGGATGGCGACTAAGGCGCCGACCTTCTTTCAGGAAGTCACCGCTGCAATCCAGCACTTCCAGGAGTTCGGCTTCACGTCGCAGGCCGATCTTGACCGCTGGGTGTCGCGCATTCGCGTGGCTGCGCTCAAGCAACTGAAGACGCCCGAGGAAACGGAGCGCGAACTTAAGCGCGTCCTGGGTGACCGCTACAAGCACCTGGTCACGAAGGGGCAGGTGCTGAACTCGATGCCCGAGGTGTCGCGCTTCACGCTGGCGAAGATCAAGCCGAAGCTGCGCAAGGAACTGGATCGGCGGATCATGGCGAGCGCGAACCTGATCAGCCTGAACCGTCAGGAGGCCGTGAGTTCGACCCTACGCCGGTTCCAGGGCTGGGCGACGTCGATCAACCCGGGCGGCTCGCGCGCCGTGGACGTGAAGGCAGAGAAAGACGACATCCGCAAGTCCATTGCCAAGATGCCGTTTGTCGAGCGGCGCGTGATCATCGATCAGTCGGCCAAGCTGGTGGCTGCGATCCGCGACATCACGGCGGTGGAGGGTGGCGCCATCGCGCTGGTGTGGCATTCCCCGTGGCGCCGGCCCGGCTACGATTTCCGCCCAGACCACAAGGCGCGCGATGAAAAGGTCTATGCCATTCGCGGCACCTGGGCCATCGAAGAAGGCTACATGAAGCCCGGCCCGAACGGCTACTACGACACCGTCACGTCTGTCGGCGAGGAACCGTTTTGTTCCTGCCACGCGCAATACCTGTTCACCCTGAGCAAGCTGCCGCCCGACATGCTGACCCAGAAGGGCATGTACGCCACGCCGACTAGAATGGCGTGATGCACTACGTGTATCTGCATCGACGCGCCACGGATGGCGAGCCCTTCTATGTCGGGAAGGGCAAGGGAAAGCGCGCCCGATCAAGGCATAACAGAAGCGACTGGTGGCGCTCTGTGGTCGATAAGCACGGATACTTCGTGGAAATTGTGGTGTCCGACGTTCAGGAATGGTATGCCTGTGAACTTGAGTGCGAATTGATCGCGCTCTATGGCCGGAGAGACCTGGGGGATGGGCCATTGGTAAACCTAACCGATGGTGGTGACGGTGCGGTTAGGTTGGCCCCTGAGACCCTCAAGAGGATTGCCGAAAAGAACAGGGGAAAGCGAAGAACCCCAGAGGCAATAGAAAGAGCTTCGGCGACACATCGGGGTAGAAAGAACACCCAGGAAACAAAATCCAAAATGCAGAAGGCGGCTCTAGCCAGGCGTGCCGTCTCCGACGAGACGAGGGCCAAAATATCAGAGTCGATTCGGGCGCACTGGGAAGTTCGAAGGCAATCGCCTACACTTCCGTAAATGGATGAGCAAGGTAACCCAAATCAAACTGGCGCTCATGCGGCCGGGATCATGCTCGTCTCGGACGATGGCGAGACTCTACTCCTAAGGAGGGGTGATGGCGGAGACTTCCCCGGGGCGTGGGCATTCCCCGCCGGAAAAATTGAAGTCGGAGAATCCCCTCAAGAAGCCGCTATCCGCGAGCTTTTTGAAGAAACAGGAATAGCCTTCGAGGGCGGGCTGGAACGCCTTCATGAGGCTGAGGGATTTGTTACGTTCGTTGCCAAAGGAGTGGCAAAGTTCGAGGTCACGCTGTGCGACGAAAGCACCGGATACGCCTGGTGCCGCCCCGAAGAAGCGCCGGCCCCGCTCCATCCCGGAATCGACCGAGCTTTCCGAATCGCCGCCGCCCACACTGAAACCGACCTCGCAAAGCTGATCCGCGACGGCGACCTGCCCAGCCCGCAGGCGTTCGGGAATTCGGTCTACTTCGCCCTGCGCATCACCGGCACGGGCATCGCCTACCGCAAGGAACGCGAGGACGAGAACGGCGAGAAGATCGAGGCCGAATACGCTTGGCGCGATGAATCCCTGGTGCTGACGCCCGAGTTCCTGGAGCGCTGCAACGGCCTGCCGGTGGTGTGGCTGCACCCCGAGAAAAGCATGCTGGACACCAAGTCCTATCGGGAGTCCAACGTCGGCACCATCGTCATGCCGTACATCAACGGCGCGGACGCCTGGGGCATCGCCCGAATCCTCGATATGGACGCAGCCCGGGAAATGACGGAGCTGCAATTGAGCACGTCTCCCGGATTCGTATTTGTGAAATCCAGCGGGAATGTTAAAGTCCCGCTCAACGATGACGCGCCCCTACTGATAGAGGGCAATCCGGTTCTACTAGACCACCTCGCGGTATGCGAATTGGGCGTGTGGGACAAAGGTGGCCCGCCGATGGGCGTTCAACTGAAAGAGGTACAAAGCATGCCCGATCAAGTCGCGACCGCAGCCTCCGGGAATGACCCGGCCGGCGCTTCGCTCTCCACCGTCATGGAGGCCATTGCGGCCATGAGCAGCGGCTTCGCGGCCCGCCTGGACAGCGTGACCTCCCGCTTCGACGCCTTCGAAAAGAACATGCCCGCCGCAACGTTGGCCGGCGATTCGAAGAAGGATGCCGACGAGAAGGAAGCCGAGGCGAAGAAAGACGCCGAGGAAAAGGAAGAAAAGGCCAAGCTCGACGCCAAGAAGGACGCCGACGAGAAGGCCGAGGCGGAAGCGAAGAAGGATGCTTTCGAGAAGGAAGAACAAGCCAAGAAGGACGCCGCGATGAAGTGCGATGCCGACCCCGAAGTGATGGCCGATGCGCAAGCCAAGGCCGACAGCGTGTACCAGATGCACTCGGTCTCGGCGCCGCGTCCGATGGACGGCGAGACGCCGATGGCCTACCGCGTGCGCCTGCTGCGCAAGATGCAGCCGCACTCCAAGACCTGGGCGAAGTCCGACCTGTCGGCGATCAAGGATTCCGTGGCCTTCGACATGGCCGAAGCCGCAATCTACGCCGACGCTGCCGCGGCCTCGAACCTGATCGGCCAGCCTTCCGGCGACGGTCTGCGCGCGATCCGCCGCATCGACCCGGACACCGGCCACAACGTGACCACCTACGCCGGCCGTCCCGGCGCGTGGTACGAGGAGTTCAAGGCCCCGGCCCAACTCGCCAAGGGCGGTTTCCACCGCAAGCAAAAGGAAAGCATCTAAATGACCGCCACCGCAGTCGCCTTCACCCCCGCAGCGACGACCAATTTCGCGGGCCTGTTCGATGTCACGGCCACCGGCCTCATCCAGGGCGTGGCCTTCGATGATCCGGTGGGCCGCTACCGCCTGGCGGGCGGCACGCTGGCATCGACCGAAACGCTCGCCATGTTCGGCGGCGTCGGCATCAGCGAGAACATCGCTACGGGTGGCCTGGACGTGCGCGGCAACCCGGTCGGGCGCGCCACGGCGCAGGCCAACCTGACGGGCTTCACGGTGTTCGACCAGAATGGCGCCGCGATCAGTTCGCCGCAGTCGCCGGTTCCGGTGACGCTGCTGGGCGGGCAGGTCAACTTCTACCGCCTGAACGGTTCGGCCGGCGCGCGGATCGTGCTCGCCATCGACCCGACGCTGATTTCGCTGGATGGTGGCCTGATCACGCAGCAAGTCTCCTGGGACTACACGAACCAGAAGATCGTGGCCTATGACTCGGTCGCTGCCCTGCCGATCCGCATCCTGTCGGTGCAGACCTCGGGCTGCAAGACGGTGTCGTACAACTCCACCACGGGTGTCGCGACCTGGGTCAATTCCGGCAACGCCTGCGCCGTCGTTCAACTGTAAGGAACAGCCACCATGGCAAGCATCTTCCCGGCCTACATCCAGGCTCATCCCTCGTTCACGATGCCTGAACTGGTGCTCCAGTACCAGCAGGTCTCGGGCTTCACGGAATCCCTGGCTGGTGGCGACATCATGCCGCGCCTGGGGCAGGGCGACCTGCAGGTCTACGTCAAGGGCCTCGAAGTCCTCACGCAGATCGCGGCAGGTCAGACGGCCTACAACATGCTGCCCAGCCAGACCGTGGCTGCGTCGATGCGCTCGACGCCGACCTACCTCATGCGCGCCCGCGCCGAGTACGACCACCACGACATCCAGCAAGCGGGCGTCTGGGGCGTCTCGCTGGCCGACGCGCAACGCCTGGCGATGCGCCAAGCCATCTTCCAGCAAGTCCGCACGGCGGCGCTGTTCGGCATGGGTGGTTCGGGCGAGGGCATCCTGAACACCGTGGGGGCGACCACCGCCAACCTGCCGGCCGACTCGTTCGGCAACACGTCGGTCTCGACCTACGACAACGGCCAGATGGCGCTGTACCTCATCTCGCTGATTTCGGCGCTGAAGGTGCGCACGAACCAGATCGGCCAGCCGGTGCGCATCAACATCATGGCGCCGCAACGCGCCGTGGCGACCTGGGAATACCAGGGCATCGTGCAGCTGACGCAGTTCCAGCGCAACGGCGCGGGCGTCGAAACCACGGCCGGCGTCATCGAGAACATCCTGGAGCGCAACGGCGACCAGATCACGTTCACGGTGGACGACACGCTGATCAACGCGGGCAGCGGCGGCAATACCGACGCGATCATCATCAACATGCCTGAGCTGAAGAAGCCGGCCGTGCGCTCGCGCATCAACACGAACGTGTTCGCCGACCTGTCGCCGGGCATGACCGCCGCGACGGTGCAGCTGTGCGACATGGTGGCCCCCAAGGAAATCACCGTGCCGCTGCCGGGCGGCGCCGTGGACGTCCTCTCGGAAATGCGCGTCACCCCGGGCTGGGTGATCCGCCCCGAAACCTGCACGATTCTCTCGGCCGCGTTCTGATCGTTGTCTCCCTCGTCAGTTGCATGACGGGTTCGCGCCCCCGGCCAAAACCGGGGGCGTTTTTACATCCGCTCTGCTGTACGATTGAGGCCCCGAAACCCATGAGTGAGACAACGCCATGAGCCTGTACGTCTGCAACGCCACGCCGCGCCCGCACCACCTGAACTATCGCCTGCCGGGCGATGAACGGGTCTATGACCGCATCATCCCGGCCGGCACGCAATACAAGATTCCGCACGAGGCCCCGGAGCAGGAGACGGCCGTCATCAAGCAGCTGGTTGCCTACGGCGCCGTCAAGCCGGCCAAGGTGCATGGCGACCGCCATTTCTCCGGGCTGATCTACTCCGAGAAGGTCATCCCGCTGGAGGACATCCGCGCCGGCCTGTCGGAGATTGACTCCAACGCCATCGCCCGCGCGCTCGAACACCGCACGGCTGCGGCCATTGGCGGCGATGCCGTCGCGGCCAAGGAGGCGCAAGCGGCCGGCGCCAGCGCCTCGAACTTCGAGGTGTCCGTGATCGAGCAGCCGCGGCCCGGCGTCGATGCCGATGACCTGCAAAAGAACACGATCCAGGTCAACCGCGAAGGCATGAAGCCGCGCAAGAACGCTCGCCGGAACTGAGCATGCCCGACACGACACCCAGCTTGTCCGGCTTCACGACGTTTTGCCGCAACGTCGCGGGCATCACCACGGACGCGATGCCCGATGGCGATCCTGGGTTCCAGGACGCGCTGACCTATTCGCTGGAGTGGGTGCCGCTGTCGATGCAGTGCATGAGCGGCCTGCTGTACACGGCCTGCGTCTACAACCTGGGCGTGTCGATGCTGGTCAACTACCAGCCGGATCAGGATGGGCAAACGTTCTTCACCACTCTGCGCTCGACGTACAAGGTGAACAACCTTGTCCCGGGTGTCGTGACCAACACGAGCGACAACGGCACGTCCACGGGGCTGACGGTGGGCACGCAACTGGCGAACCTGAGTCTGTTTGACCTGCAGACGATGGCCGACCCATTCGGCCGGCGCGCAATTGCGATCATGGGCGAGCTTGGTCCGTCCTCGTGGGGCTTGTCATAGGTGGAACTCAACCTCGGCGTCATCGACGCCCCTCACCTGGACAGCCGCATCACGACGGGCGACCTTGCGCAAATCCTGGAATCGAAATACGACCTGTTTCGCGGGTTCTACGAATCGAATGCCGACCAGATTGCGGACATCCTGGCGCGGAGCATCGACTCGGCGATGAGCGACCTGCTCAACACCGGCCACGCCCCGGAGAATCCGTATGCCGATGGCTGCGAGGAAATCGCGGCGCTGTTCAAGAGCTTCCTGGACACGGGCGCCGCGGAGAAAATCGGCATGATCGGCGTGCCCACGCAAGCTGCGCTCAAGGGCATCAACCACCGCAAGAGCGCGTTCCAGAAGGGCGCGCGCCGGCCGTCTTTCGAGGACACGATGATGCTGCGTAACTCGCTGCTGGCCTGGATGGAAAAATGAGCACGCTCGCCGAAGCCGCAACCGCCGCGGGCGCTGGCATGGGCGCTGTCCTGCAAGCTGGCGTCGATCAGCTTTCGCGGGCGCAGCTTTACACGTTCACGCTCTACCAACGCCTGATCCTGCCGGTCGATGGCTATGTGTTTTGGTGCCTGGGCAGCGCGATCAATCCGGACGTGATCGACAACAACATGACGTTTCAGGCCAACGGAAGCCTGCACGTCGCCCAGCGCGTAGAGCAAAACCCTGACAGCACCATCGCGCGGCAGACCGTGGTGTTCACGTCCGAGACGCAGATTCTTGAGTTCTCGGACATGGCGGCGGATTCGCTGTTCATGCTGACGCTGCCCAATGGCTCGCTGGCCGCGTTCTCGTCACAGACCAACCGCTACGAGGCGGCCGACATTTGGCACTATGTCGGCGTTGCCGTGCTGCCCTACGAGGCCACGCAGGTCATCAGCGACCCGTCGATTGTGGGCACGCTGCCCATCGTATCGAACTCGCTGCCCATTTGGATGGCGATGAGCACGAGCGGCCTGCCGGTCTACCCGGCCGACCTGTCGCCCATGAACCTGGTGCCGCCCTACGTCACGGCGGACATCACCGGCACGCAGGCGATGACGATGGCGCCGCTGGTGCAATCGAATTCATCCCAGGCGCAGCTCTGCAAAGAGACGGTGACGTTCACGCTCTGGGGTTGCCGCAGCGACCAGGCGCTGGACTTCCAGAAGGCGATCCTGGACAACTCCATGCCCGATGACGCGCCCTATGGAACGATGACGTCCATCGTGCCTGTCGATCAGAAGAAAACGCAGCCTGAATTGGCCGTCATCGCGCAGCAAAAGACGATGACCGTGGACGTGAACTACCTTCAGCAGCGCTCGCGCGCCATCGCTCGCGAACTCATCGCCTCGGCGTTCATCACGCTGACCACGCAGAGCCAAATTACCGGCAGCATTGTGGTGCAGGCCGGTGGCCCGTAGAATGGCCCTGTCGCGCGGAAACGCAGCGTAACCACCTCATTGAAGGAACCGAATCATGGGTCAAAACGCCCTTCTCGTATCCGCAGCGGTCAAGCCCAATGCGAGCAACACCGGCAACATCCAAGCCCCGCTGGTGACCGATACCGTCGGCGCGCTGCTGATCGGCCAGGGCAACAAGTCATCGCTGAACAACACGGCGGCGGCGGTCAAGCTGGTATCGGCCACGGCCCGCCGGATCAACAAGGTGATCGTCAACACCGCCGCGAGCGCGACCAGCGCGATCTACGATTCGGCCACCTCGGGCGCCGCCGCGGCCTCGAACCTCGTGTTCTCCATCCCGCAGACGGCCGGCATCTACGACGTCGATTTCCCGCTCACGAATGGCCTGTGCCTGCTTGTCGGCACGGCGGGCGTGATTTCCCTGAGCTACCAGTAAGCGAGGGCCTAGCCCATGAGCACGTCCATCGTCATCGTCAACGTGAGTGAGGCTGTGGCTTCGGCACCCAGCCAACTCCAGCGCACTGGCGCGCTGATCTCGCAGGGCGGCACGACGCTGGCGGCGGGCACTTCGGCGCTGCTGACGCAGAATGCCGACCTGACCGCTCTGCTGAAGGCGCCGATTGCCATTTCGTCCATCTCCTGGACGTCCAGCGTCGTCACCGTCGTGACCGCAGCGGCGCACGGCATCCCGGCCGGCGGCGCCGTTCAGGGGCAAATCTCCGGCGTCGTCCCGAGTGGCTACAACGGCACGTTTGCCTGCACGGAAGTGAACGCCACCACGTTCACCTACCCGCTCGCGTCGAACCCCGGCTCGGAAACCACGCTCGGCACGTTCCAGCTTGACTCGGTGAGCGAACTCACCGCGATGGGCGACACGTTCTTCGCGCAGGGCAACACGCAGGCGGTCTACGTCCTGGAACTGGGCGCCGGCACCCCGGCGGCTGGCGTCACGGCGCTCTCGACGTACCTGACGAACCCGGCCAAGCAGTTCTACGCCTACCTCGTGCCGATGACGTGGGACACGGAGACCACGGCGCCGACGCTGTTCCGCCAGTACGATTCGCCGACCTCGGCGACCTACTTCCTGGTCACGACGACGGCGGCGACCTATTCGGCCTGGGCGACGATCCCGACGAAGGCCGCGTACCTCGTGCTCCAGTCCCCGAGCGCGCCGACCACGGAGTTCAGCGCCGCGGCGATGCTCTACGCCCAGTTGTCGGCCGATCCCGGCCCGGTCAACCTCGTGGCGCCGCTGGAATACCGCTACCTGTTCGGCGTCACGCCCTACACGCTGTCGCCTTCCAACGCGACCACCTACAAGGCCGCTGGCCTGAACTGGGTGGGCACGGGCGCCGAGGGCGGCATCTCGAACACGCTGATTGTCAACGGCGTGTACGGCGACCTGAACCCGTGGAACTTCTGGTACTCCGTGGACTGGATGATCATCAACCAGGACATGGCGCTGTCGGCCGCGGTCATCAACGGGTCGAACAGCCCGACGAATCCGCTGTACTACAACCAGGCCGGCATCAACCAGTTGCAGAAGGTCTCGCAACAGGTGGTCAACAACGGCATCGCCTTCGGCATGGTGCTGAACTCGCCGCCGCCGACCGTCACCGCGATTCCGTTCTCCACCTACGTGGTGCAGGAACCGGGCGATTACGCCATCGGAAAGTACGCCGGCCTGGCGCTGACGTTCACCCCGGCGCGCGGGTTCGACCAGATCGTGGTCAACCTGACCGTCTCCAACATCGCGAACGGCTGACGCATGTTGTGCTATCAGGTCACGAATGTCATCACGGGTAAGGTCTACATTGGCCTGACCACAATGACGCTCGCTGAGCGATGGGCAATCCATGTGGCGAAATTCCGGCATGGTGGTGGATTCGCCCTTCACGCCGCCATGCGGAAGCACGGGATCGAGAACTTCGTGATCGAGGAAATCGCGGCCCCGATCATCAAGGATCGCGCTGAACTGGCTGAACTGGAGCGAACCCTGATTGCCCAGGCTGGATCAATGGCACCGCACGGATATAACCTGACGGCGGGCGGAGATGGCGTCAGCGGATGCGATGAGGTGCGCAAGAAGATCGGCGCGGCTCGACGTGGCAAGCTGATGACCGATGAACAGAAGGCGCGCATGAGCGCTGCCGCAAAAACGCGCAAGCCGAGGGTGTGGACTGATGAGGCTCGGGCCAATATGTCTGCCGCACAGAAAGCCCGGACTGACCTTAGGGGCCATACGGCTGAGTCAAGAGAGAAGTGTCGAGTCGCTGGATTGAAGCGCAAGCCAATCCCGATGACACCGGAGCATCAGGCGAAACTGCTTGCGATTCACGTCGGCAGAAAGCAGTCCCCCGAAGAGATTGAGAAGCGCAGACAATCTGCGCTTGGTCGAAAATACAGCGATGAGGCCAAGGCAAGCATGAAGGCCGCGCAACAAGCAAGACGCGCAGCCGAGCGGGAAACTAAGGCGCTGATTGCATCGGTGTCGGAACACACGAAAGAAGGAGTCGAATAATGGCCGTGCCTCTGAATCAGGGTGTGCTAAATCTTTTACGCAGTGCGGTGATCTTCGCCGACTACCCCGCGCTGTCGATCACCTCGCCGTTCCTCGCCAAGGGCGGCATTTCGGTCGGCTTCGAAGGCGTGGCGTCCAAGAAGATCGCGACGATGACGGGCGCGGTCGATTCGCCCGAGCCCTACGTCATGGCCGTGGTGGAAGTCCACATTCTGCGCACGCAAGCACTGGCCGCGGCGTTCAAGTCCCAGGTCGAGACGAACACCTCTGTTGGATCGATCAATGTGATTTCGGACAGCGCGCTCCTGCCGCTGTACCAGATCGAGGGCTGCATCATCGAGAACGTTCCCAACATGACGTTCGACGGGAATGACCCGACGTATACCCTGCGACTGCGCGGCATCTACAACGTCAATTCCGAACTCTGGACTGCCGCCTGAGCCCGGCATTTCGCGCGACAATGAAAGCCCTGCCCTGCGGGGCTTTTCTCATTCTGGACGCACATGAAGATCAACTCCAAGCTGCACCTGACTTTCCAGGTCGAGTCCGAGAAGTACGGCGTGGTTCACGTCCACTGCCTGCCCATCGCGCAAGTCACATTCGAACAGTTCTATGCCGAACTGGGCGCGGTTTTCTCCAAGTGCTACGGGGAAAGCGATGCCCAGCACTTGGCGCTGGTCGGGCCGCAAATCGCCTATCCGGCGCTCATGTCCGCAGCCAAGGGGCTTGGCACCTGGGATACCCCTTCGGGCGTGCGCCTGGGCCTCGTGAACGAGTTCATTCGCCTGACGACGGTGGTCTACGCTGACCCGGCCGGCGGCGGCTGGAAAGAGACCACGCTCGCCACCGCGCACGCGCACGGCATCGTCGATGACGACGCTTACTCGGAGGTGCTCAACAGCATCACTTTTTTTACGTCGAGTGTCAGGGCCGCACCGAAGGCGCTCTCGGAGCGTCTGCTTCCGATGGTGGGGGAATCGCGCGGCTGGGGCTTTGGCTCCTGGAGCAATACGGAGTTCATCGCTTCCTTGCCGACATTGACGCCTGCCGAACCTACGACGAAACCCACTGTATCGGTCACTGTCTGACCCTGCTGGCCGGGCCATGGTTCAAGGACTTGACCGAAACCAGTTCGGCCGGCTTCCTGGACGCGCAGCAGTACCGACAGCGGCACTTGATTCGGGCGCTGGCCCGGCGGTCAATCCCCTGAGACAATGAGGCCATGAGCGAAAAAGTCTCCGTCGTAAAGATCGGCATCGATGATGCGGACTGGAAGAAGTTCGCCGCCGAATTTGCCAAGTTCAAGGTCAACACCGAAGAACAGCTTGAGGCGACGAAAGAGGCCGTCCAGCAGGAAGGCAAGCTCGCTGCCGAGCGCCGCAAGACGGACAAGGCCGACGCCGAAGCGATCAAGAAGGCCAAGACGGAGCGCGACGACAAGGCCAAGAAGGACAAGGCCGAGACCGACGCGCGCAAAAAGCGAATCGCCGACGAAGAAAAGGAAGGCGCGCGCAAGAAAAAGCAGCGCGCCGAGGACATCCAGCACTTGCGCGATGCCGTCAAGTGGACGGGCGACGTGGCGCGCAATGTCGCCAGTACGGCGTTCAGCGCGGCCAAGTGGGCGGCGTTCAGCGCCATCGCGTCCGGCTTCGGCCTGGGTGGCTTGGCGGGCTCGGCGTCCAACGCGCGCCGGCAGTCGCTGGGGCTGGGCATCAACACGGGCGAGCTTCGCGCGGCCAACGTCAATTTCGGCAAGTACATCGACCCGGAAGCTGCGCTCGGCAGCATTGCAAGCGCGCAGTCCGACCGTTCGAAGCAGTGGATTTTCAACGCGCTCGGCGAGAACACGCAGGGCAAGAGCGCCGGCCAGATTCTCCCGGAAATCCTGCCCAAGCTCGTGCAGGCGTTCAAGGCGGGCGGCAGCACGCTCCAGGGCGCGCAGGCGCGCGGGCTCGACCAGCTTGTGAGCATGGAAGACCTGCGCCGCCTGTCCGCCCTCACGTCCGAGGAACTGACAAAGACCATCGACGCCTACAAGGCCGACCGCGAGAAACTGAACGTGGACGATGAAACCGGCCGCGCGTGGCAGGACTTCATCGTCTCCATGAAGCGAGCCGGCGAGGGCATCGAGGTGTCGCTGATCAAGAGCCTGGAGACGCTGACGCCGTTCCTGGAAAAGTTCGC